AATTTTTATTAACAAATATAGTAATTATTTATTTACTTATTTTTGTGGGCTCTAATACCTTATCTATAGATAACCCTCTTTTTAATATACTAAAAATAAATATAACCACTTTGTATTATTAGCACTAACGTCCACTTTACGGAATTTGACCAATATCCAGGCGACATCTTACCTTTAGCAATATTCTTAGCGTGACGAGCCTTAAATGATTTACGTCTCGCAGCATCAGCCTTAGACTCACCTTTCTTCTTTGGAGAACCACTAACACCTTGCTGCCCAAATCTAATGATCTTTTCTTTCCTCTCAACACAAGCTTTAACAACGTGGCTCTTTGTTGGATGATTCGGAGTACGCTTAGGCTTGTTACATTTCATCTTGCTTTTATCAATCATAATTATCTATTTTGGTGCAAAAGACTCTAAGTCAAAACCACTTCCTAATACATCATTTCCAGAACTTTCAAAGTTTACAGGTGGTGTACCTTTCTGTCTTTGCTCTATTAATTTACTTGTAGCAGAAGCTTGTTTTAAAACTCTACCATCTTTAGCTTTCTCTTTTTCTTTCTCTCTATCTTTTAATTGTTGAGTATCAATACCTTTCAACTGCATGTTATAGTTGAACTCAATCTCCATCAATTGTCTTTTTAGTTCAGCTTCAACTTGTAACTTCTTTATCTCCATGTTACCTTCAATCTCTTTAACTTGAGATTTAGCCATAGCTTCAGCATTGATTTGCTCCATTTTAGATTGTGCTGCCATCTGTTGAGATTGCATATTAGCCTGTGCTTGGAATTGCTGCTGTTGCTCTTGAATCTTCTGTGCTTCCTGTGCCTTACGTTTTCTTTTAACTTTAAGCAACTCATTAGCTAACTTCAAATTCTTAACCATTCTAATATCAATAGCATCTTCAAGGTCAATCTGATCTCTCTGAAGTGCAATCTGAATATTTTGCTCTAATTGTTGCTTTTCTTCTTCATCTGGCTCTAATTCAATAAAAATACCAAATGAATGTAAATGTAAATTCTTAACGTCTTCTAATATAGATAAATTATACTTACCTATCATCATAGCGAACTCTTCTCTAAAGTCAGAATACTCTAATACATCAGAAACCCTCAAAGATAAACAAGTAGCTAACTTCTTAGTTACATTTAAACCTGCCTCTAAGATATGCTTAGTAGCTGTATTACTATTTAACGCTGCTAACTTCTGAACACCAACTAATGCATCTGGATTTGGAGTAGAAGCATCTCTAGCTTCGTTAAGTCCAGTCACATCTCTAATCATATTCAAATAATAATTATATGAACCAATTAAAGCAGACATCTTATTTTGACCACTATTAGTAGAAATCTCTTGAATAGGTACTCTAGCATTATTAAATTCACCTTCACCTGTGTAACTTCTACCAACAATACTACCTGTTTGGAAGTACAAGTTTAACGCATCTTCTGGGTTATATGCTCCACCATTACCTAAGTCAACTTCATTAAGACCATCGGCATCAATGAAGATACCATCAGGTACAACTCTAGCCATTACTTGTTGTAACTTCAAATGAGTTAACTGAATTTGATCAGCAAAAGGAATCATTCTTTTTACTAAAGATTCAATATTACCTCTATAAAGTCTTGGTGCATAACCAATATAATTTGAATAAGCTCTGTGTGTAGCACTGTCAGGTCTAACCATATTCTTAAGCATATTCCATCTTAATAAATGATTACTACCTAAAACAATAATACCATCATACCAAACATCTTTTACAATGTCATGTCTTGAGAATGTATCGTTTTCTTCTGGATTAAAAGACTCATCTCTACGGATAATTCTCTCACCACCATTCTCTAAAGTCTTTTTCTTGTATACGAAACGTTTAGTTGTTTTATAATTGAAGTATAATAAGTTGACCATCTCTCCAGAGAAAGTATCATCCATATAGCTTCTAGCTATAGGGTATTGATCAAACCAAGCTGACCCATACTGTTTAATTTCCTCTAGCTCTCTCTCAGTAATATCTGGTTTAATTTTATATAACTCAGAAATGTGAACCTGTTTTACTTCTCCGAAATAATAGCAATCTGAGAAGTCTCTCTTCTCTGTATAACTATGAACAACATTTGCAGGATCAACATAATCAATCTTAACACCATCAACAGGATTAAAATCATGTTTAACAAATCCTACACCTAATGTAGTTACATCGTAATCAAAGGAAGGCTTAACCGACTCTTTATATTCATTAAGCTCAAATATTGTATTAATAGCAGTCTCTTCAGCTATCTCAACACCTGGCTTATATTTCAATTGCATATATAAAGAAAGTTCTTCGCTAGTTTCAGGTATCTCATTTTCAGGCATAGTGAAAGCATCTACACCTAATTGGTCCTTAACACTTTTTAAGATAGGTTTAGCTACCATCTGCTTCTCTATCTCTTCCTGAAATAAATTCTTATTTTCAGCTGAAGTGATATCTTGAGATTCAGCCTTAATAGAATACAGTCTATCATTCATACCATTAACAACTATATCCACAAACTTAGGGATAATAGGTACAATAGACCAATCTAAATTTAAATGTGATATATCTCCGTTAATAGCTAATTCATCTTTGTATTTACCTACAGGTTGTTCACCTCTAGAGTATAACCTTAAAGTATGATAGTCTTTATATTGGTCATAGAACCTACAACTGTTACTTCTGTTTTGATTAAACCACTGACCTTCAATAGCTTTCGCTACCGATAAGCCATACTGCTTAGTACCCTTTTCTTCATCAGTAGCTAACTGATCTGGGAATGGAGTATTTTTTATAAGAACTTTTACCTTATCATTCATACTTTAATTGACTTCTATTGCCTGAATTATTATATCTAGCAAATTTAATACTTATTTTTGATTTTTTCTCTGTGTCCTTAAAACTGAACCTACTGTTAGCCATAATAGCTAAACCTGAACTAATAGCAGCATCATATTTAGTCCTGTTATTAAACTCAAACTTAGCCCAATCTTCAAGGGTTCTAGTGAAATACATATCACCCATAACATCAGGTTCTCTATATGTACCTTCTGTGTCATAACCAACATACTTATGTACATAAGCCTCTATAAACGCTGCGTGTGCTTGTCTAACATCTTCAGATGAGTTAGGTATGCCACCAAGCTCTTTTTCTGTCTTAGATAGCTTAGATTTATCTTTGTCAGGTCTATTCATACAGAAATTTCTATAACCATTCTCTTTTAAATAATAAAGCAAACGTGGTTTGTTATTCTCTGCAAGTATACTCATACCATAAAAATGTATAGCCATAAGTACATCCTCAAAAAATATCTCAGCAGTTTGAGGTCTAGCTACATACTCTAAAAAGAAGTGGTTAGTAGGTGCATTATCCATGTGAAAACCTGTCATTCCATGAAGTGCTCCATTCGAACCACCACCGCCTACAACGCCAGATATATCGTAACTATCACACCCAAACTTACCTAAATGATCGTTACCTGGATATCTTAATCCATTTTTCACAATCACATTATTACGCATCTTAGCATCAGGTAACCATGAAACTAGAAACCTACCATTCCTATCTGGAGTCCAAACAACCTCTTTAAACCTCTCTCCATCTTTCCAATGGAATGAACCTCTAGTTAATAACTTCTCCCTCAACAATGTATCATTGTAGTCTATCTGAGCGTATATCTTTGTTAAATCAAATAACGCTTCTTTTGATTCATCTCTAAATGCATGTGATTCACTTCTAGGGAATTGTCTATAAAACTCATTAAGTGCATCTGCATCACTCTTTAACGCTTCAACTTCGTTATTCCAATAAGTAATAACCCCTTGTTCTATCATCTCTCCATCCATACCTTCAACAGGTTCTTCTGGATCTTCAAATACAGGCATACCATACTTATCTATATACCCTTCAAAGTTCCACTCCATAGGTATAAATAAAGAATATAGCCCACTTTTAGTCTGACCATTAGCTGAACGCCTTTTAGGGTCTGAGTCGTAATACATCTTTTTGTATTCCTCACCACCCTTAGATAATGCATTAGATGTTGAACCCATCATACATTTACCTATAATCTTACTACCTAAACGTAAACAAGTCTTTCTTACTCGCCAACCATTTAATATATTATTAGGTTTTTCTAATTTAGCTGATTCGTCTTCAACTAAAAATAAAAGCTTCTCACCATCGTAAGAGTTGTCAGATGTATTCTTCCAGTCAATAGTAGTATCAAGTCCTTCTAATTCATCCTTACCTTCTTCATTCATATTCTTCTTAGTAATCTTACTAGCTGGTACACGAAAAGCTAATTCAGTTTTAGGATTACTCATACCATCCCTAATAGGTTGAAAGAAGAATGGATAATTATTTACAATTGGAACAACTTTATCTGTAAACATCTTCTTAGCATCATTACCAGTCTTAGAACAGATACCAAGTCGTGCATCTTTTGCAATAGTTCCAATATTACTTGTCTCTGAAGAAGACATAAATGAAAACCCAGAACGTCTATTTTTCAAATAAACCATTCCGAAAGATCTATTATCAGCTTTACAAGCTTCCCAAAATATAAAGAATATTCTATTTGATTCACGAAAGTCAGGTAGACCTATATCAATTTTAGACCATTGTAGATACATATAATGAGAACCAGTTATATAAGTAGGCTTACCATTATTTATAAACCAATACCCCTCTTCTCTATTTACAAACTCTTTTTCAATATAATCTACATACCTAGCTTTAAATATATTGTCTTTTCTGTTCCAGTCAAATATACTTTTAATTTTCTGTAATTCAGCAGGATATTCTTGAGGTATCCATCTATCGCCTAAATCATCAACAATATCTGGCTCTTTAGGTAAAGCTATCCTAACTCCATTCACGTTCCAGACATCACCTACAGTACCATCCTTAGATATAACAACAATATCTTCTTCTTTATCATAGCCATAACTATAAACCTTTTTCTTCTTTGGCTTAAACTCTTCGATAGTATATAGTGAATAATCTGTCATTTTTTACCTCTATTTTCAGCAAACCCACCCTTACTTGTATCAGGTATTATAACTGTAGATTCAACAACATTCATCTTGTCTCTCTCTTCAGATATCCTATCTAATATAGCAATAGCATCCTCAAAAGCTAATCTTTTTGCTGCTGCTGCATTTTTCATCTTGTCAGCAGACAGATCATCTTCCATGCCTGTCAAAATCTTATCCTTTAAGACTACAATAAGCTCTTCAACAGCTAATTCAGCTGCCTCCAAAACCCTTACCTTTTTATCTTTTAAATCTGTAGGCATAAATCTTTAATTCTCATTCTATATAAAACTACATCGTCTATTTTAAACTCATATTCACTATCTGGTCTAAAAGCAACAATGTCACCTGATTTTAAATCTTCTGCTGGATAAAAAGTTACCTCACCGATTAAGTTTTCATACTTACTGTCTACCTCAAGAAAAGAGTCTAATTTGTTAATTGGTTTTATGAAACAAAATGGGTAAGGTACTTTCCACTCTCCATCTCTTTTATATAAATAAATTTGATCAACCTCACATATAAACGTATCCTCAGATACATGATTCCAACTAGATTTTAGTTTACCATTGATGTCGTAATACATCTTAAATACATTGTGATGCACAACAACAATGTCACCTGGCTTTATATCTCCGTTGTATAATACAGGAACTTCTTTTACAACAGCAAAACGCTGAGAAACCTTATGGTCCTCAACTGTAGCACTCATAACAAGATCAACACCATTTATATTTATAGTGTTATCATACCTCTTGCCATCTACTGGCTCTATTATAAAATATTGTAATGACTTCATAAATCTATCCTATACTCAATTACCTTCGGCATTGATTGAGATATAGACTTCCAAAGAATAATCTCACCTTCTTTTTCTATCCATATTTGTATAGAACCATCATCTAATTGGTTGATTGCGTGTATATTATATGTCTTATCTAATATACTTTGACCAACAACGTAATGCATTGATTCCTTATAATCATTACCGATTGATATTTTCCTAATGTAACTCACCTGTACTGAAATTTACTTTTACATCTCCGTACTTCTCGTGAATATCATCTTGAATTTTTCTCAAACGATCTTCATATAAATCAACATCCATTAATAATGTTGTCTTTCTGCTTTTATATCTTTCTAACTGAATAGTAACATCAGCTAAATCTGACTTTGCATCAAAATAAGCAATTCTTGATTCGTTGAACTCTTTAAGTTCACTTTCTGTTAATTTTTTCATATTAAATTAAATTTATAGTCGCAAATATAGTAATTATTTGCGACTTTTTAGAATTAAACTATTGATGTTATAATACCATCTACAACTGTAACTGTTTCCCCAGAAGCAGCTGTAAAACTTCCAGTAGCTCCACCTGTAAGTATATATCCTTTTATACCATCAATTGTGTAGTTTTTTGTACTGCTATCAGCAGCATCTGTTCCGATAACTTTGTCAGTCCCTGTGACTGTGCTATCTGTTGCGTAATCTTGATCTATTCTTCCCATAATCTATACTAATTCTTCTTGTGTCCAGTTAGCACCCTCGCATATTACTAACATTTCTGCTTGTGTGTAAGTTGTAATTGAATCTCCTTCAACAATAAAGAACTGTCCATCTAATGAACGTCTTACTGTGTTTGCATTTTGTAATCCTGTACATTGACTGTAATCAAATGTATCTATCTCTGCTATTGGTCTTATGTCGTATCCCATTTTTTTTTATTTTTTAATTGTTAATATTGTAATCCTGCACCACTATTATATAGTTCTGTCACTTCTGATGCTGTTAGTTCTCTGTTCCAAACACCTATTTCGTCAATTGCTCCGTTAGTAAAATTAGATAATGCACCACCACAACCAATAACACAAGGACAAGGAGAAGGATAGTCTGGATTTCTTCCTGTACTAATAGAATCAACAGATACCCCATTTAAATATAAATCATACCTAGTTGATTCTTTATGTGTTAAAACTGAATGATACCACTGCCCAGTCGATAATGTAGGATTCCCAACTCCATTCCCTACGAAACTATTACCTGCATTCTGTATTATAACAATTAATCTGCTAGAAGTTACATAATACAATATTCCTTTACCAACGCCGTAATTACCAAAATTTAAAACCCAAGCTCCTGAAAAAGTATCGAAATAAACCCAAAAACTAATAGACCAATCACCTGTAAGTTTAAAATTGTCATTCCCCAAGTCAACATAATCGTTTACACCGTCTAAGTCAAATCCCTGATTAATGATACCTGTACGATACGTTGCACCGTTAACAAGAGTACCGTTGTAAGTACCCAAAGCATCGTTAGGCGTATTATCTGCTGTGTAGTAAGCTAGTAAGTCGTTCCATAGAGGATTACTTGGTTCAGCCTTAACCATACTAGCTATTAAATTATAATAATATCTACTCATTACGCCTCAATATTTACACCAATCACATCCCACTTATCAGCAGTAGAATTATAAATACAACCTAAATAAATCTGCTTACTAGCTGTAGTTGTAGCAGGTAAAGTTACACCAATAGCTCTATATTTATCACCAAAAGTAATCGCTCTGCCTGTACCATCATCTAAAATGCCAATAAATAAAGATTGACCTTGCACTGGAGTACCAGTCGGATTAGCTAACGTGAAGTCAGCCGCTACAGCTGTAATGTTGATCATATCATCAATGTCAGCATTAGGTGTTACAGTCTCAGCTGATACAACACTATTAACGTACGGTCCAATCAGCTCTTCAGCTGTATAGTACTCTTGAGCAGCGTTCTTTAATGCTGATTTTTTCTCAACTGTTGGGAAAGAACTAGCTACCCCTAAAAATTTCGTTCCTGTAGGTATGTTTGCCATGTTATTATTTTTTTATACAAATATAAATAAAAAAACCCATACCTAAAGTATAGGCATGGGTACAAAAGTTATGAAAAAGTTACAAACGTTACAAATATAATAAAATTATTTGATTTGGAAATGCATCCAATCATAATTTTTTTCAACACCTAAAGAAATAAATCCATGCTTATAGAATATATCTATCATTTGCTTGTACTCTGGTCTAGCAAAACGTGCTGTATGAGATGTCTCTTTTAATTTATTTCTACCTGGGTCAAGATCAATGGCGATTCCCCAAGAATGAGTTGACCAATCACTACCACCACGCATCTTTCTAAAGTTAAAACAACCGCCAAACTTATCTATAC